CCTTGTGAGATATTTTTATATTTCTAATGTTGTCTCGGCTTTTGCCCAAAGTATTCTCGAAAAGGATAGGTTGGCTTGTAAGTGGGCACCACGCAAAGGTGAGAATGCTAAAAAACTTCGTGATGAGTTAAAATTTACTAATAAGGAATATCGTAAATGGTTAAAGAAATATTCAATAACACTTGAACAACAGATGACAAATAAAGAGTGGGGAGATATTAATTATCCGTCTGTTCCAGGCGCTGCTATGAGAAAATATAAAGAAGCATTTAATAAACACGATAAGCATCGGTTTGATAAATGGAAAGATGATAAGAATAGTAAAGCATCTGTATCAGCGTCATACCCACATCAAGTTATGAAAATGTCTGGATCTGATGATAAGTTATCACAGAAATTGTGGGATAATCTTCCTGACTTGGTTATTGAGGGCGAAAATATTTTACCAATGATTGATGTAAGTGGTAGTATGACTGGATTACCAATGGAAGTTGCGATATCTCTTGGACTATATCTAGCAGAAAGAAACAAAGGCAATTTTAAAAATAAATATTTAACATTTTCTGAAAGTCCTACGTTAGATAAAATTAAGGGTGAAACACTTGCAGAACGATATAAAAATGTATTGAATAGTCATTGGGGAATGAATACAGATTTTGAAAGAGCATATAAATTAATACTTGAGTTAGCATTAAGTTTTGACGCAACACAAGAACAGATGCCAACAATGTTGTTAGTATTATCAGATATGCAGTTTGATGAAGCAACAACAACGAATCCACATTTTGAGAACATACAAAGGGAGTTTGAACTTGCAGGATATATAATGCCAAAAATAGTATTTTGGAATTTAAGTAGTTCAAATTTAGAAGGTTCTCCAGCAAGACCAACCGATGATGGTGTGGCTATGGTAAGTGGATTTTCACCAACCATAATGAAAGCTGTACTTAATGTTGAAGATTTTAATCCAATAGATGTGATGATGGAAGCACTTGAACCGATTCAATTAGATTATACTAATTTGAATGATAAGTTAGATATTGAGTACGATGAATCAACTTATAGTGAATTTGGTTGGAATTGAAAAAAGTTAAAAAAAGTAAAAATAATTTGATTGTTTTGAAGTTTTGTATATATTTATATATGATGAAAGTATTAACCCTACAGCACCCCTTATATTAAATAAGCAGATGAAAAGAAACACGGGTTTACTCGTGTTAGGGTGTGGATAGTTAATCGATACTGAAATTCTTATGAAGCTCTCAAGGGTTACCGAAAGGTTTGATGGGATAAAGTGGAGTAAGGTGAGTAAGTGATTAATTTGAAACATCGACAGTATAAATTAAAAGGTAAAAATGACATAAATATAATAAAAAAATAATCACAGTTGGTCAAACAGCACTCAACATACTCGTAACAGAATAAACGAAAAAGATGACCACCGAAAGGATGTGATATTTAAAAAAATAAAGTTTCTCAGTATGGTCGAACAGCACAGTTCAATTATGAAAAAGAAACCATCAGCCAGTATAATAATGACCACAGCAATGATGAGAACTGGATGTTGGTTAAAAAGTTAGGTTTTTTTAAAGGTTATGATACATATTAGTATAGAGAAAGTTTCTCTATAATCATAATAATAAATAAATAATAATAAGTTAAAATAGGAGAATAAAAAATGGCACTTAATTTAGATGCAATTAAAACACGACTTAATCAGTTACAAAGTACAACCACTAAACAATCAAGGTTATGGAGACCACAACCTGGACATAATCTAATTCGTATTGTTCCATATAAATTTAATAGAGAAAACCCGTTTATCGAGTTACAATTTCATTATGGAATGACGGACAGCGAAAATCGCCAGAGAAGTTATCTTTCACCAATTACGTTTGAAAGACCAGATCCAATTGAAGAGTTTGCAACCAAACTCAAAAATACAGGAAGTAAAGAAGATTTTCAACTTGGTAAAAAACTTGAAGCCAAGCTAAGAACTTTTGTACCTGTAATTGTTCGTGGAGAAGAAAACGAGGGTGTAAAGTTCTGGGGTTTTGGTAAAACAGTTTATCAAGAATTATTGGGTTTTATTTCTGATCCGGATTATGGTGATATTAGTGATCCAGTAAATGGTAGAGATGTTGTTGTCGAGTTTCATACCGCAGAAGAAACTGGAAAATCATTTCCATCAACAACTATTCGTGTGAAACCGAATGTTACTCCAGTTACCGAAGATAAAAACGTCTTAGAGGCAGTTTCAGCGAGTCAGGTAGAAATTACTGATATTTATACTGAACAATCTTATGATGAATTAAAAGATGTTTTAAGTGGTTATCTTAATCCCGATGATAAGAATGAAGAAACTGTTGAGTTTGCGGGAAACGGTGTAGAAACTAGTGAAGTTGTTCAAAAGAGTCAAGTATCTGGAAAAGATGTTTCAGAGGCATTTGACGATTTGTTCGGCAAATAATATAGTATGGTTATAATAATGGGGGATGTTTACATCCCCCGTTTTAATTAGGAGGATTTTTATGTCTATTAAAGAAGATTTGGCTACTGTTTTAGCCGAAGATTTAAACAAAAAATTTAAGGATTCTCGAATTGCATATTTTTTGGATGGACCAAACCAGACACCAACAGATGTTACAGAATGGTTATCTACTGGGTGTTCTGTGCTAGATTTGGTTATTGCAAACAAAGCAAACGCAGGTATTCCCGTAGGCAGAATTACAGAAATTAATGGTTTGGAGAGTTCTGGTAAATCATTATTGGGTGCTCACATTCTTGCGTCTACTCAAAAGAAAGACGGTATAGCAGTTTATATTGATACTGAAACTTCTGTTAGTAGGGAGTTTCTGCGAACTATTGGTGTTAATCTTGAAAATATGTTATATCTTCATATGGAAACAGTTGAAGATATTTTTGAAGCAATAGAAAGTATCATTGTTAAGATTCGAGAATCGGATAAAGATAGGTTGGTAACTATTCTTGTGGATAGTTTAGCAGCTGCTTCAACAAAAGTAGAGATGGAAGCTGACTTTGAAAAAGATGGTTGGGCTACTGCCAAAGCAATTATCATATCAAAGGCGATGAGAAAAATAACTCAAATGATAGGTCGTCAGCGAGTTGCTCTTGTATTTACAAATCAATTAAGACAAAAGTTAGGTGTAATGTTTGGTGATCCTTGGACTACAAGTGGTGGTAAGGCATTACCTTTTCATGCTTCTATAAGATTACGATTGAAAAATATGGGGCAAATTAAAGATAAGAAAACAAATACTATTGGAATTAAATGTCGGGCTCAAGTTATTAAAAGTAGATTGGGTCCACCATTACGTCATGCAGATTTTCAGTTATACTTCGATTCGGGCATAGATGATTATGCCGGATGGCTTGGAGTTTTAAAAGATTATAATCTTGTTAAACAGGGTGGTGCTTGGTATACTTTTGAGGAAGTGGATACAGAGACAGGAGAAATTGTTAAGACACACAAATTTCAACTTAAAGATTGGGCAGGAATGTTAACTACAAACGAAAATTTAAAAAAATATGCTTATGATTTAATTTGTGAAAAAAAGATATTACATTATCAAGAACCATCAGTTACAGATAAAGTAGTTGCTGGTGATAAATAAAAAATATTTAGAACTTTTTAAAAGTATAGGTAACGAAAAAAGTGATATAGAACAGCATCCTGATAGTAAAATTTTAATAATTGATGGTTTAAATACATTTATTAGAGTATTTAGTATTTTTCCGTCGTTAAATGATGATGGTGTTCATGTTGGGGGTATAGTTGGGTTTTTTAAATCGATTGCTTATGCTATTAGAACAGTTATGCCTACAAGGGTAATTATTGTGTTTGATGGAAAAGGCGGATCTCAACGTAAAAGAAAGTTATTCCCAGACTATAAAAATAAACGAAAACCCTCTGCAAGATTTAATAGAGTTGATATCTACTCTAATTCTTCCAACGAAAAGAAATCAATGTTATTACAGTTACAACGTATTATTGATTATCTTAATGTATTGCCTGTATTGGGATTATCAGTAGACAATGTTGAGGCTGACGATGTTATAGCTTATATTAGTAAACAAATCTATAATAAACCCGAAAATAAAATAGTCATTATGAGTACGGATAAAGATTTTTTGCAGTTAGTAGATAGTAGGATTTCGGTTTGGAGTCCGACAAAGAAAAAGTTATATCGTCCAGAAACGGTTATGAGAGAATATGGAATTCCTTCTCACAATTTTTTAACGTATAGATTATTAGACGGCGACATTTCAGATTCTATTCCAGGAATTAAAGGTTGGGGTTTGAAAACAATTATTAAAAACTTACCAATGATTACTGAAGATGGTGTGGCTGATATAGACACCATAGTTTCATATTCAGAAAAACAAAAGGGTAAACTATTTGAAAATTTATATAAAAATAAAGATAAGTTGATATTAAATTATGATTTAATGCAATTGTCAGATGTGAATATATCAGGATCAGTGAAAATGAAGGTTATGGATATGGTGAGATCATCAATACAAAGATTAGTTAAGTTTAAGTTCCAAAGAATGTTTATGGAAGATAAGTTATGGACAGCGTTACCAGATTTAAATTCTTGGTTAGTTACTTCTTTTGGTAGGTTAAATACTTTTGCTAAGAGGACGCACGAATCTGATGACAAGTGAAGTTTCATTAAATCAATATGGATTTTCATTTCAAGTAAAGGTTCTTAGTTTACTATTGAAAGATGAAAATTTCTTTCAACAGATTTATGATATATTAGATGAGAACTATTTTGATGGTGGTGCTAATCAATGGTTGATTAAAGCGATAAGGGATTATTTTGAGAAATATGGTGCAGTTCCGACATTAGAAGCATTAAAAATTTTAATCAATAGTATTACTAATGATGTATTAAAAGCTAGTGTAGTAGACAATTTGAGAGAATCTTATAAACACGTTGGAGCTACTGATTTACCTTTTGTAAAAGAAAAGATTTTAGATTTTTGTAAAAATCAACAAATAAAATTGGCAATTCTTGAATCTGCAGATTTACTTGAATCTGGTGAGTATGATATAATACGAGAAAAAATAAATAAAGCAATGATTGCTGGTTCTGATAGAGATATTGGGCACGAATATCTTACAATGTTTGAAGATAGATATTCTGAAACAGCAAGAGTTGTAGTTGAGACTCCCTGGGATGTTATAAATGAGGTGATGGGTGGAGGTCTTGGTGGTGGTGAACTTGGAGTAGTTGTGGCTCCCGCTGGAGTGGGTAAAACATGGTTGTTATCTGCTATTGGTGCCTCATCACTTGGAGCCGGAAAAACGGTTATCCATTATACATTAGAATTAAACGAGTCATATGTTGGACTTAGATATGACAGTATA